TATCCTTCTCCACTTCCGCCCACGAACGATACGTGCCACCGGTAGACTTCTGGGCAGCGGCTCCCTTGGTGCGGGCCTTCGGCTCAACACCAACAGCGGACTCGTAACGGGCCTTGAGGCCGTTCACTGCCATCTTGATGGTCTTGAAGTCATCCGAAGACACAGCTTTGTCGTAGGCCGTGATGTCATCGGCATCGAGATTGTCGCGCGCCCAGTCAGTCATGGCACGGTACTGCTCTTCACCACCGACAGACGAGAACACTTGGTTCTGGCGGGCTTCAACGATGGCCTGCTGACCAGCGATAAACTGATCGACCATCCGACGCGGGATGCCCTTCTTTTCAAGGGCCTTGTAGTCGGTATCGCGGAGACCGCCTTCATCCCAATAACGGTTCGCCATGTCGTCGAAGTCGAGACCGGCAGACTTGGTGATCTGACGGGCTTGTTCCTCCGCAGAGGGGCCTTCGTCGTCGTCAACCGCGTCGTCATCGGCAGCTTCGCCGGCATTGGGGATGGGCTTCTTTTCGCTACCGAGCCTCTTTTCAAGCTCCTTGTAGCTCTTGGCCATCTCTTCAACCGTCTTGAACTTGGACGGCAGCCATGCGGGGCGGTCCTCGCTTGACGGGCTTTCATCGGAAGGGAGGTTACCCTCCTTCTCCAATGCGGCAGCCTGTTCCTCAAGCGAAGGATTGTCGACCGGTGCATTGCTGGTCGTCACTGAAAGAGTTTCACCCATGTAAGAGTTATCCCTGTTGATCCATAGCGGCCTGAGCCTGAGCCATGTCGGCGGTGGCCTTTATGCCAGCCGGGCCGAGCTTGTTGGTCATCTCAGCCATCATGGCCTGTTCTTGCTGTTCCTGAGCGGCTTCCTGCTCCTGCTGCAACTGATCGGGTCCCTTGACGAGGCCGTCACTGTCGATGCCGAGAGACGTAGCAATACGCTCGATGAAGTCAGGCACGTTCATGAACTGCGCCACGGCTTCTGGGCCGAGAGGCGCGATGGTCTCCATGAACAGTCGGTATTTCTGTAGGTCGTGTCCCCGGCCAAGGGCATCGAGGCCCGTGACGATCTGGGGAGTGACAATGCCTTCCGGGAGTTTCGGAAGCTCCTTGCCCTTGACCATGATGTCCATGACACGACGGACAAGAGGAAGCTGGAACTCCTGAGACAGCAGCGAGTACACGCCGCCCAACGCGTCTTCCAGCTCAGAGGCCATGACCCTGATTTCTTCCGCCGTCACCCGCTCAGCTTGGCGCTGTACGGACGAGGCAAGCAGGAATGCCTGTGAGAGACGGTCGGTGAGACGGGAAGCAGCTTCATACGCGATCCGCATGTCGGCCTGCTTCTCCGATTGGAGGGCAGATACGTCTTCTTCCCTGCCAGCGATCACATCACCAGACTCGGCCCTAGTGAGGTCCGCAGCGTCAGTGATGCCGTTCGGGTTGACAAGGTAGACTACCTTAGCAGCAACCGCAGAAGCCTCTACGATGGCCTTGGAAAGCCCTTCCAGAGAGATCAGGTCACCGAGGTACTCTTCAACGTAGGAGCGGCCGTAGTCCTCCCCGTCAATCGAGGTCCAACGGAGGACGAGCATGGGGGACTTCTCAAGCGGCCACTTGCCGCGAGAGCCTTCGACCTCTTTGCCGTTGATCTCCTGACAGAGATGCCAGTTAGGTCCATCACGGTACATCCGCGTGTAGACCTCGACGTTGCGGTCGGCGCCTTCATCCTTGGCAGGAGAAGACATGCTGGACTCATTCAGGTACTCACGTTCGTCGTCAGACAGAGAGAGGGGGGAGACCTCGTCTTTGCAGATGACCTCAAGGACGTTTCCGTTGAGGTCACGCTTCACGGTGAAGCTGTCCAGCCGGTAGACACGGACTGCATCGTTTTCCTTGGGGAGGTACAGAATGACGTTCCCGGAGACGAGGAGGTGTTTGAGAGAGGCAAAGACGTGGGGCCGAAGACCCATCCGTTCCATCTTCGCCATGATTGCACGTTCAGCCTTGGAAAGACCCTTCTCGACTTGCGCCCTCATTCCCTTCTGTCCAGTGATCTCTTCCATCGTGAAGTCATCAATGGCGAAGCGGAAGAAAGGGGAGTTAGGCGGAAGCAGCGAGAGAAGGAGTTTCGAGGCGAGGTTGTTTACGCCGCGAGCGCCGACGCCCTGCCACGGGGTGTAGTAAGTCGTGGACGACGAATGACCATCAGGCGGGAGTAGTGTGGGAATGGTTAGCTCCGCACACTTCCTCGCGCGTTCCAGAAAGGTCGTTCGTTCGGTTTCGTAGCGGGTGTAGCGTTCCTTTACCGTCCCGCCGGCACTCATTAGCCGATACCGAGGCCAGTGTCGCGCGAGGTGTTGACTGCGCTGTTGTTGGGCGCAGTGATGCCAAGCGAGGTGCGATACTTCTTGGTGCCGCTGGACGACCGGCGAGCAGCCTCAGAAGGCGTGGTAGCCGCAGTTTCAGGAGCGGTCTGCTCAAGGACGGGCGGGGGCGGCGGCGGCGGAGCAGGCTCCTTCGCACGCGGGGTCTTAGAACCGAAGCACATAGGTCAGGTTCCTCCTAATTGGTGCTTTGTTTGTTCGTTGTGAATGGCGCGCAGCTTCTCGATCACGTCTTGCTGACCGATCAGACGCGCTAATTCGGCTTCGCTTGTCAGCTTCGCCGGCAGAGTGTTGGGAAACACCCGCTCAAGGTAATCGAGGACTGACCTCTCCACGTATGGAAACGTCTTAGACGCCACAGGAGCCTCCCTTACCCGATATGGTGCAGATGTCGTGGGTCTCGACATGCTCATCGAAGTGAACTCCGAGCTTGTCCTTTGCTTCGTGATACGGAACAGCCGTGAGGGGCTGCCCGCCACGCGAGCCATCTGCATAACAGGTGAAGCCGCGTAGACGATGGGCGTACTTGGCCAGCGTCTGTGCAAAGGGCTTCACAGTGTCTTCGTTGTTGAGTTCGGTTCCCCATGCGGGGAGGTTGATCGTGGATGAAATCGACTGATCAACGTAGTCCTGCACATCCGCTTGGAAGCGAATGCGGCGCTCTGGTTCTTTAGCCAGATCGAGTGCGCCTTCGATCTTCTCAGGATCAGCCCCGTAGAGGTCGATCAGTTCTTGAGCCGCTCCGTCGATGACGTACTGATAGGTCCACCGGTTGGACTTGAGGAACCGTCGTTTGTACGCCACGGCGAAGATAGGCTCGATTCCAGTAGAAGTGCCTGCAAGAATGCCAATTGTACCAGTTGGCGCAATGGCCCTGTTAGCGACAGGCCGAGAGATCGATAGGCGGTCTGCAAATTGGATTGAGGTTGCATCTGACACGCCTTTGTAGACAGATAGCCACTGATGAAGCTCCGGGGTCACCTCGTAGCGATACCCGCGCTTGATCAGCCATTCATGCATACCCATGAGACCAAGGCCAAGTCGCCGGTTCTTCTCGCGAACCTTGTAGACCTTGTCGTATGGGAGGTCCGCTCCGAGCGTACCGCAGATGAGGAACTTGGTGGCAAGCTCGACGATCTGGGCAAGCTCTGCGATGTTCCCCACGCGACCGAGGTTGATCGAACCGAGGTTGCAGACATCGCTGTCATCTTCGCTCGTCACTTCGGTGCAAGCGTTGCGGAGCGTCTCGCGCTCCTTGGAGAAGAAGTTGAACGAGAAGCCCGGTTCGCTGGTGCGGAGAGCCTGAGCCACGTTCGCGCGGAACACGTCACCGACCTCGCCGGTCTTCCAGTAGTTGAGCAGCCACTCGGTGTCGTAGTTGACCGAGATGTTGGTCATGTCGAGCGGGGCATTGTAATTGAAGTCAGCGACCTTGAGGTCCCAGACAGTCTTGTCCGTTCCGGCAACAGGCTTTGCGTGCCAGTCCTTAGCGGCCAAAAAGCGCGCGATGTCTCCGTGCTTCCAGTTCAGCGAGGCATAGATCGCAGAGCGGCGACTGCCACCCTGCATCACATTCCTGCCGATCTCGTTGATCATGTACATCTTCGGGATTGGTCCGCTCGCTACACCGCCAGTGCGGGTGAGCGAAGCGCCTGAGGGGCGATACACAGAGTAATCGACCCCAATCCCACCGCCGGTCATCAGACATGTTTCTGCCTTGTGTGAGAGGTTGGCCCAATCCTCGCGCGTGTCCTCTTCGGCACGCAGGAGGTAGCAGTTGTTCCAGAACTTGGCTTCCCGGCCCGCGTAGTAGAGGTAGCGACCGCCGGGTAAGAACTTGAGGTCTGCGACGTACTTCGTCAGAGCGTCGATGTCGGCTTTGCTGAGGTAGCCGCCGCAGACCTGATTGACGAGTGTGCGGGCGAGGTCCGATACAGTCTCACAGTCAGCATGGGCGTACTTCTGATTGAACACGTCCTCACTGAACTTCGTGCGTAGCTGTGGGTTTGTATTAGATCGCCACGTCATGATTACTCCTTGTTGGTTTTCTGTTCGCGCGTCACTTCCTTGTGGCAGGCGGTGCAAAGCACGTCGCACTTCCGCACTTCGGTGAGAACGCGACTGATGCGATGGTGGTAGATGCGAGCTACCACATACTTCTTCTGGGAGGGGTCACGATGGTTCCACTCCAAGAAGCGATGGTCTTTCAGTCCGCACTGCTGACAACCGACCCTCGCGAGATAAGCCTTCCACAGGATGCTCCTGACCGCGTACTGTCGGTTGCGCATCATCACTCCACCCCGTAGTGCTGCCTGATCACCGTATCGATGTCAGCGGGGGCGTAGTTAGGCCCCTTGAGGACCTTGCCGTCCTCACGCTTGACGGGCTTGCCGTCGATGCCGAGCTTGGACATGTTGGCGAGGTGGACCTCGATGAACGCGGTCTCCATCATCTCCTGATCGAACTCGGTCATCTCGTAGAGGATGTCCACGGTTCGCATGATCTCTATGTTCCGGTCGAGGTACCACTGCACCTTCTCTGGGTCTTCGCCACAGGCGATGAACAGTCCGGTCATGGTGTATATGAGGTCGCAGCTTTCCTTCACGAGGTTCGTGAGGGCTTCGCGGACTTCCTTGGCTTCCTCCTCAACCAGCTTGACCCAGAGGTCCGGGTTGCGGTCAGAGCCAAACTTGTCCATGAACTCGCGGACGAGGGCAACGGGATCGGTCGTGGTGAGATAGTTCACAGCTTCTTCGCTCCCTTGAGTTGGTTGATCCGCATCTCGGCGTAGCGACGGACCTTCTCAAGGTCGGTGATCTCACTCTGCTTGGAGTCCATGCCTTCGTAGAGCTTGGAGCCTGCGCGGACGGCGTACTTAATGATGTTGCCGACGTGGAACGGGAGATTGTTCTCCATGATGAAAGTGATCGGCTCGATGGGCCACTTGGCGTAGTGGTCTGGCTGGTTGACGAGGTCTGTTGCCGCCTCTTTCTCCTCAGCCTGCATCGCGGTCTGTTGCGCTCGAAGGAGTTCAATCCAGTCAGCTATCTCTTCCGCTGATAGTCGCTGAGGTTTCATTTGGTCTCCATAGGATCGGTTTGCGGGTCTCCCTGTCGAACTCGCCATCCCTGAGGATGCGGGCTACACGGGCTTGGACAAGGGCGTCCTCTTCTGTAAGGCCTTCCTTGGTGTAAGCGTTGACCACGGCTTCCCATGTGCATGACTTGCTGAGTATGCTCTCGGCCTTCTTTGGACCGATTCCGGGGCAGCCTGAGTAGTTGTCAACCTGATCGCCAACGAGGGTCTGGTAGAGGAAGAACCTCTCACCCTCTTCCGGCGTAACGTGGAACTCGAAGCCATCGGTACCAACGTGGCGACCGGGTATCTGCTTGAGGTCCTTGTCGTCGGACCACATCACAGAACCGGGCTTCATCGTACCAAGGATGCCAACACAGTCGTCAGCTTCGAGGCCGTCCTTCATGATGGACGTGTAGGTGTCCATGACCTTCTGACGGAACACCTTGTAGCCAAGAGGCTTGCGGGTGTTGGCGCGAGATGCCTTGTAAGTGGGGAGAACCTCCTTGCGGAAGTTGGTGTCGCTGGTGAAGCACAACACCCAATCGTGGTGGGGCGTCGTGTCACGCACCCTGTCGAGGTGGTGATGAAAGCTCTTCCACGCCTTGTTGTGATCACAGGTAAGGGACCACTCGCCATCACCGAAGTCCATCTCGTCCGTAGCGAAGTTGAGGGCTTGGTACAGCAAGGTGTCAGCATCGATGATAAGAAGGGTCATAGGGTCAGCCACTTCCAGCTTTCGGGGTACAGGGGTGCAATGACCGAGTCCCACAGTTCTGCGAGACATCGGATTTCATGTTGAGCGTGCTTGTCGATGCGGAGCTGGTAAGCCCGCGCCCACGCGGCCAGCGAGCCTGTGACGTAGTACTCGGTGTACATGGACTGCGGGAGAACCATGCGAGCCTGTTCAGGACAGACGCCTGCTGCAATGAGACAGTCGTAGGCCGCGAGGGCCTCTGTGGTGGCGTTCTTGTAGATCGCTTCCACCTGTTCGTTCATGCTCTCCGAGAGTGGACCCGCGCTGCCCTGCTTGACGTTGTCGGCCCGCTTTCGCCACGAGGGGACGAAGAGTTCCGGCTCGTCATCCACATAGCGCCTGCTGACTTCATTGTAAGCGAAGCCAACGGTGTGCTTGAACCGCTGACGAGCAACGAAGAGCGGAACCTTCTCGCGCATGGTGATCATGCAGTGAGCGAACGGGGTCCAATGGTTGTGGACCGCGAGGTAGGAAATGAGCTTGGCGTCCTTGTCGGAGAACGCCTTACTCTCTTTCCCCATGCTGACACGGGCAGCGTTCACGACGGTGAGGTCGCTGCCCATGTGATCGATGAGGGTGACTTTCATCAGTCCTCCGCTCCAAAGATCACTTCGATCTCGGTGTCATACTCAGTGGTCTCAGACTGAATAGCCTCTTTGGCTGCGATGGACTGGACCACATTCAGAGCGTCCATCTCGGTCTCCGCGATGATCTGGTAGACCTTGGTGATGTGCGCTGTTCGGGTTACGCGAAACGTCTTCATAGGGCGTTCTCCATGCAGTAGACCTTGGCGTAGGAGCCGTCAGGCATTTCCATGTCCTCTGCCTCGCGCACTTTCGCCGAGACGCAAGCCGAGAGGCTGTTGAACGGCTTAGCGATGTCCACCGAGAGCATGAGGTAGTTGCCCTTAGGCGTACACTCATGCATCGGCGTCAGGCCCGCGCAGAGAACGATTATTCCAATGAACATCAGTTGATGCCTTCCTTGATGAAAGCCTCGACCCACATACGGCAGAGGTCGGAGCGGACGATGTCGTCCAGCGCGAACTCGATCACCGGCACTGGGATGCTGTGCTTTCGGCTTAGGTTGATTGCTGTCCACAGGCCGGACTGGTCGTGAACGTCTCGCTGCATCAGGTCGCCGTTGAGGACGACTCGGCAGTTCTCCCCCACACGCGTCAGGAACATCATCATTTCCTTCGGCGTGGTGTTCTGGGCTTCGTCCAAGATCACGAAGCTGTCCTCGAAGGACCGGCCTCGCATCGTCTCGAACGGTGCGTATTCGATGTTGCCGTTCTTGATGGCAGTATCCACGACACCCGATCCGAGGTGCTTGGTCAGCACATCGACTACAGGGATCATCCACGGCGACATCTTTTCGTGCAGCGTGCCGGGAAAGAAGCCGAGGCTCTTCGAGGCAGCGATGTTCGGGCGGGTGAGGATGACCCGGTTGATATGCTTGGACAGGTAGAGCGAGGCTGCGAAGCTGGCGGCGACATACGTCTTACCGGTGCCAGCCGGGCCAAGCACGATGACTTGCGAGTGAGATCGGAGTGCTGCGAGGTACTCTTTCTGCTTCTCGGTCTTCGGCTCGATATGGAGCGTTGGGCGCGAGTCATCGAACTTGGTCCGCTTGCGGGCCATTGGGGTTATCCTCTTGTTATACGGGAATGCGTATATTCAGGAGATATACGCGAGTGCGTATGAAAGCCCCCGTGGCCCACCGCACGAGGGCGATGTCGCGGGCGAGGCCCTATAGACCACGGGGGTTGGGTTAGTGTGTTTCGGCCCAGTTGTTGCCGATCTTGTATTCGCCGGCCAGCGGGACACGGAGGTTGTAGTACTCACCGGTCTTGACTATGAGAGCCACAGCTTCCTGTGCGAACTGCTCTGCGAGGTCTGCGTCAGCCTCGAACTGACATTCGTCGTGTGACCAGCAGACCTGTACAACGCGACCGGCGTACCGGGCTTTGATAAGGCCATCGACCATACACATCCACCTCTTACAGACGATGGCACCGTTGCCCTGTAGCAGGGTGTTCAGCGCCGCGTGTTCGGATCGGACGTGGAACGGGTGCTTGTCGAAGGATAATAGGTATCCGCGCTCTCTAGCAGCGCCTCCCACACGAGCGACAAGCTGTTTGAGAGATGGCGTGCGATCAAGGAACTGAGCTTTGAGCTTGGCTCCGTGAGCGGCACCTTTTCCGACGATGCTTCCGATCTTGGCGTTGCCTGCTCCGTAGAGGAAGGCGTAGATGAAGGTCTTGGCTTGGTGTCGGGTTTCGAGTCCTGCGGCTTTCTGATTAGCAGTATGAACATCGCCTTCCACCACCTCCTTCGCGTAGTCAGGATCGTTCATGAAGTGTGCGAGCATCCTCAGTTCGAGGCCGCTCACGTCGATGCCCACGAGCTTCTTACCGGCAGGCACCTTGAACAGGGCGCGACATTCCTTGCCGTAGGGAGCGCCTACGGAGGGGACTTGCGTCATGTTGGGGTTTGAGTGTGTAGCCCTGCGCGTGACTGCCCCGGTGGAGTTGACAGAGCCGTGGATACGGCTGTCAGGCTTCACCAGCTTGAGCCACGCGGACTGCCCATCCGAGAGAGCGCCAAGGCGCTTCACGAGCATGAGGTATTCAGCGAGCTTCTCTGCCTCAGGGAAAGGCAGGGCCGCCAAGATTTCTTCATCGATCTTCGGTTGCCCGTTCTCGGTGAACTCCTTGGGGACCCAGTTGTAGCGCCGCTTGAACGCCTCAGCGATGTGCAGCCGGGATGACGGGTTGAACACGTTGAGCTTGATCTGCGTGTATTCCCCGCCCTCCTCGCAAGACTTTTTCTTACCGTTGAGGGTACGCTTGTGAGTCTTGACCTCGACGGCGGTGAAGAAAGGCGGGAACGTGTCCTGTAGTTCGGCTTCGAGTGCCGCTTGGCGTGACTGCAACGTCTGCACCAGCGTAAACGCCGACCGGATGTCAAAGAGAAATCCAGTCCTCTCCTGTTCTGCGACGATCCACGAGCAGTGATGCTCTAAGCTGACCGCGTCCTCTAAGATTGAGCGTGTCTCGAAGATGTCCTTCCACAGCCTAACGGTGACTGCCACGTCCTTAGTGCAGTAGGCGAGCATCTCTTCCGAGAACTCAGCCCATCCTCCATCGTAATCAGTCTTGTGGAGGTTCAAACGCTGTCCCCACGCACGGAGCGAGTGGCTTCCAATGGAAGAGCCATCAAGCCCCCGCTTACCCCGATCCAAGTCACTCAGGTTGGGGAAGCACAAGCGAGAGAGGACGAGCGTGTCCTTGACCTTGGCACGGTCAACCGTGAACCAAGGGTAGACCTTTTGGAGCGCGGGGATGTCGAAGCCGATGACGTTGTGGCCGATGATAAGGTCGGCGTTCATCATCCACGTCAGAGCCTCGTCGATCTCTCCGGGCCGAAACTGGTACACCTGTCCGGTGTCCAAATCCTGAGCCACGAGACAGTGGATGCGGCTCACATCCCAATACAGGCCGTCAGCTTCGATGTCGAATGCGAGCCGCATGTTTCCTCACTGTGTTAGGATGATCACGACAAGCATCATCACGTTCGCCATGATGATGATGAGCAACGCGTCCCGATCCATCAGTACTGGCCGTCGAGCGAGTAGCGAGTGTAACGCTGACCCGTCACCGGGTTGCGCCGCCGCTCTGCCTTGAGAGGCATGAGCTTGCGGATGTCGGAGATGCGAGCCGAGAAGCCCTGCACATTGTACTCGATGTAAGCCTCGCGCTGGCTGATCGAGCCATTGCGAACCATGTGACCAATCATCTTGGTGATCTGGTCGTCAGTCTTAGCCATGTCAGAACTCCGTTTCTGCTGTTTCATGAAGCCGACCTGTTGCGCGGTCGTAACGCACCTTACACGCCACACCGGTTTCACCTGTGTAACGGTTCTTCAAAACTCGAACGGTGGTAACGTCCGAGGCTTCTCCCTGCTGATCACGTTCGAGAGCGATGACAGCGTCACTCAGTTGAGCGATGCCAGCACTGCCACGAAGGTGAGACAGGGAAACCTGTAGACCGTCCTCATGTCCTTCCCTGCCCTGTGGGCGCTTGAGGTGAGACACGATGAACATGGTCTTGCCGGTCTCTTCGACGAGGGACCGGAGCTTCGTCATCATCACGTCAATCGCTTTCCTTTCGTCCTCGATTTCGAGGCCCGAGATCGCGATGCTGATGTGGTCGAGGAAGAGGACTTCACACTCGCAGCCGATGGCGAGGTATCGGAGTCGGCTGAGGAGGTTGTCGATCTCGATGCTTCCGAAGCTGTCGTAGAGGAAGAGTCGGTCGGCCCATCGATCCATTTCGGAATTAAGCTGAGCGTCAGTGAGGTTCCCGCGATCAACGTGGACGGGATGATTGAGGCCAATGCCAACGAAGCCTTGAACAGTTCGTCGGTTGTTTTCTTCCAGAGCGATGTAACCAATGCGGTCTCCGTTGTTGAGCAGGGGATAGGCGATCTCTCGGCAGAAGAGAGACTTGCCGATGCCAGACCCTGCGGTGATGGTGATAAGTTCACGCGGTCGAATGCCGAGGAGCTTCTTGTTGAGGCCGTCCCACGGGTAGGTGCGGGGCGACTCCTCGATGCGTTCTAGGACCGCTTGCCGTAGCTCCGACGCAGAGACGATCCCATCGGGACGGTACTCTTTCGCAGCCCAGATCGCGTTGATGACCTCTTCGCCGCGACCGGCTTGGAGCATGTCAGACGCGTCTTTGAGCGGAAGCGTAGCGATCTTAGCTCGACCCGGTCTAAGTAGCGCAGCACAGGCACGCGCGGCTTCCATGCCCGGTTCGTCGTTGTCGAACATGAACACCACTGACTCAAACTTCTCAAGCCATTCGAGTGAGCGGCGAATATCCTTTGTCGCTCCCTGCGCTCCGTTCTTGATCGAAACCACAGGCCACTTGTTTCCCTGTAGCTGGGAAACGGATAGCGCGTCCAACTCGCCTTCCGTAATGACAACCATTCGTCCCCCGTCACGCCAAAGCCATTGGCCGTAAAGGGGGGCGGACTTCGCGTCACCGATGAAAGAGAAGGTCTTGTCGGCAAGCCTAACCTTTGCAGCAACCGGCTTGCGGGTCGCAGGATCAAAGTAGTAGGCGAACTGAGCCGCCTGTCCGTTGAATGTACCGACACGATAGTTCCAGAGCGCACAGGTGTCTTCCCTCAGTCGTCGTTTTCCAAGCGCCACTGCCTCACCTTGGATCGTGAGTACGCCATCGCGCTCTTGATGATCTGCTGCTTTAAGTGCGGCGAACGCATCGCCTTCGCTATCGGGTTCCTCTTCTTGCACTTCTTTCGCTTTCGCCTTGTCGCCATGAGTGTGCCTTTGACAAACGAAGCAGAAGGTGTGGCCGTCAGTGTAGATGGCGTTGCCATCGCTGCTGCCACACGCTTCACACGCTTCGTGCCTTATGAACTCGCTGTCTGTACGACGGCTTTGCATAGGTTCAGTACTTCCTCGTCTGTGAAGCGTTGCTTCGAGCAGTTGTACCACCATGACACGACCTGTACGTTTGCACGTGTGTAACCCTTGGACGGGTCTATTTTGTCCAAGGATGGCCCACAGGGATGTCGGGTAGACATGTTGTCAGATGACGATCCACGCGTTGCGGTGACGAGAGGCAAGAAGCTCGATTTCCTTCTCGACCTTCTGTAGCTTCAAGGCTCGCGCGTAGGTCTTGTTCTTCTTGAGGTCATGTCTCGCTTCGTGAAGCTCTCCGAAGAGACCACGGAGACGAGTAAACGACCGGTGAAGCTCGAACTGACTCGTCTCCGTGCGAAGCATGTCAGACCTCGTTCGGGTCTTCGACGATTCCGAAGGTGTCGTTGATGACGAGGGAATCAACCACGAAGCCAGCCGCGTTCAGGAAGTCCTTGAACTCGCGCGCGATGGTTTCGAGGTTGATGTACTCACCGGAAAACGAGATGCTTGCCGCGTGGCTGGCGCCCTCGTCGTTGAAATTGTAGGTGAAGGAGATGCTTTCCATGTTAGAGCCATTCCCTTGGGATGAGTTG